ACCGGCATCTACAGCAGCGCCGCAGCCCAGCCCAGCGACCGCGAAGGGGTGTGCCACACGCAGTGGAGCCCCACCGATTTCATGGAGCACGACAGCACCACGGGCCGTCTCAACATCAACGTGGCCCACGGCATCACGCTGCGCGTGGGCAACTCGGTGATCAGCATCGACGAGCAAGGCATCAGCCTGCAGGCCAGCGGCGGTTCGGCCACCGTCAATGCGCAGGGCCTGGCCGGCGCGCCCGATGTGACCACCGGCCCCATCAGCCTGCTGCGCCACCGACACGGCGGCGTCAGAGCAGGCGACGCCGTCACGCAGGGGCCGCTATGAACCGCCACGCAGGCCGCCGCATCGAGGGCATGGAGCATCTGCGCCAGAGCGTGGCCGACATCCTGTCCACGCCCATCGGCTCGCGCGTGATGCGCCGCGACTATGGATCGCTGGTCCCGGCGCTGCTGGACCAGCCCGACAACAACGCCACCCAGGCACGCCTGCGCGCCGCCGTGGCCAGCGCGCTGATGCGCTGGGAGCCCCGCATCCGCCTGACACGCATCGTGATCGAGCGCGATCCGGCCACACCCGCGCGCGCCGACCTGACGCTGATCGGCACCTTCAACAACACGCGCCGCCCGGCACCGCTGAGCCTGCAGATGCCTATTGCCCGCACCCTTTCATGAAGCAAGACATGACCCCTGCACTGGATGCCCTGCCGCCGCCCGGCGTCGTCGAGACGCTGGATTTCGAGCGCATCCTCGACGCCCACCGCGCCGATCTGCTGGCGCGCCACCCCGAGGCCGCCGAGGTCCTGGCGCTGGAGAGCGAGCCGCTCAACAAGCTGCTGGAGGCGCACGCCTACCGCGAGCTGCTGTACCGGGCGCGCGTCAATGATGTGGCGCGTGCGCATTTGATTGCGTTCGCCCAGGGCTCGGACCTGGACCACAAGGGCGCCTTCTATGACGTGGCCCGACTGCCCGGGGAAAGCGACGAACGCTACCGCCAGCGCATCCTGCTGCGCGTGCGCGCGCTGGCCGGCAGCGGCACGGCCGAGCACTACGAGCACCTGGCCATGACGGCCAGCGCCAATGTGCACAGCGCCATTGCCACACAACCCCAGCCCGGCCGCGTGAGCGTGCAGCTGTGGCTGGTCGAGCCCGCACAGGCCGAAGAGACGCTGGCCATCGTGCTGTCGGCCCTCAATGCGCCAGGCGCACGGCCGCTGGGCGTGCCCGTGTCGGTATCGCTGGCGCGCCCGCACCCCATCGACATCACGGCACACCTGCTGCGCGAGCCCGGTGCGCCCGTGGACATCGTGGCGCGCCTGCAGGCCGGCCTGGCCGCCCAGATTGCAGCCTACGCGCTGCTGGGCCGCGATGTGCCGCGCTCGTGGATCACCACGCGCCTGCATGTGGACGGCATTGCCCGCGTCACCTACCCCGACGCCCAGGCCCCGGCCGAGCTCACGCCGCTGGCCGCCGACGAATACCCGGTGCTGGGCCGAGTGCAGCTGGTGGACGAGGGCCTGCAGGCATGAGCACCGCCGCCATCGTCCCGACGGCGCCCCGCCGCCACGTGCTGCCGCCCAACGCCACGGCGCTGGAGAAGGCCGTGGACCAGGTCGTCCCGAATTGGGACGGCCTGGCCGGCGCCTTTCCCGCGCCGGCCCAGGGCGAGCCTGCGGCCTTTCTGCCCTGGCTGGCGGCCGAATGGGGCATTGCCCAGTTCGACCGCTACTTCGACGACGTGCCCGCACTCATCGCCAACGGCCTGCCCTGGCTGCGCGAGCGCGGCACGGCCGCGTCCATGCAGCGTGCGCTGGGCTGGCTGGGCTATGACGGCGCGCAGCTCGACGAGGATGGTGCCTGGCTGCACCTGGACCTGGGCCGCATCATCGGCGACGCAGAGCTGGCCAGCGTGGCCCATGTGGTACGCGCCAGCCTGCCGGCGCACGTGCGCTTTTACCGCGTCTTCCACGGCCACGACCTGCGCCCGCTGCGGCTGGACCACGGCCCGGGCCTGGACGCCGGCATGCTGGACAACGACAGCGGCACCTGGATCGATGTGTCGCCGTATGGCGAACCCGTCAAGCTCAGCCAGGGCCTGCCCCGCCGCACCGGCACCGAGGCACCGCCTTCGGACGGCGTGCTCACGGCCCAGCTGTTCCGCGTCACCACCATCGCCACCTATGCCGACCGCATGCTGCTCGATGCCTGGACGCTGGACAGCGAGATCCTGATCGACGCCAGCCTGGGCATCACCGAAGTCAACGCCACCACCACGGGCGAGCCCGCCTACTACGCGCCGCTGCGGCCCATCCCAGCCCAGGCCATGGCCACCCACAGCGCCTGGACGGCGCCCGCTCCGCTGGCCCTGGCCAGCCTGCACCCCTGGGCCAGCACCGAGCGCCCGCACGACAACACCCGTACCTGGACCGGACGCTGGGACAGCACGCCCTGGCGCCGATCCTTCGAAACCCGCACCACCACCACCGAAGAACCCGAGGAACCCTGAACATGGCAGTTCTGCAGCAAGCGGGCCGCATCGCCCTCGCCAAGGCCGTCGCCGCCCAGACCATCCACATCGCCTGGGGCCGCGGCCTGCCCGCCTGGGACGCCGCGCCCGAGCCCGAACCCATCACCGCCAACGCCCTGGTCGACGAAATCGGCCGCCGCCTGGTCACCGAGGTGCGCTTTGCGCGGCCCGACGACAACGGCGAGATCGAGCTGCCCAGCGGCGCGCGCTACAGCGTCAGCGACACACCCACCACCTTCGTCTACCTGCGCGCGGCCTTCGGCTTCGACGACGCCAAGGGCGAGGACGTGCGCGAGATGGGCGTGTTCTTCGGCACCCAGGTCGCCACGGACGTGCCGCCCGGCCAGCGCTGGGTGCTGGCCAGCCAGCTGACCGGCAAGGGCGAGCTGTACACGCTGGAGCGTCGCCCCCGGATCCTGCGCAGCGGCAGCGTGCGCCAGGTCGAAGAAATCATCCTCCCCTTCTGAACGGCACCCCATGAGCCAGACCAAGATCTACGACCGCTTCGACGCCGGCAAGCGCTACGACAGGCTGCAGTTCGCGGCCGACCGCGTGCTGCAATCGGCCGAACTCAACGAGCTGCAGAGCATGCAGCAGCACCGCCTGCGCGGCATCACCGATGTGCTGTTCAAGGAGGGCGACATCGTCCGCGGCTGCCAATGCATCACCTCCGCCGACACGGGTGCCACCACCATCGAGGCCGGCGCGCTCTACGTGGCCGGCGCCGTGCGCGGCATCACGCCGGGCACGCTCACCGTGGCCACCGTGGGCACGGTCTACGTGGGCGCCTACCTGCAGACCGACACCGTCACCGAGCTGCAGGACCCCGAACTGCTCAACCCCGCCGCCGGCACGCGCGGCTATGGCGAGCCCGGTGCGCTGCGCGAGCGCGTCACCCTGGTCTGGGGCGCGCAGGGCGACGGCACGGCCGGCACCTTCTATCCCGTGTGGACCATCATCGACGGCTCCGTCATGCCCAAGGAGCCGCCGCCCAACATCGACGCCGTCACCCAGGCCCTGGCCCGCTATGACCGCGACAGCGCGGGCGGCACCTACGTCGTGCGCGGCCTGGACGTGATCATGGGCGAGGACCTGGCCACCGGCCAGCAGGTCTACACCGTGCGCGAGGGCGCCGCCCGCGTCAACGGCCATCCGCTGGAACTGGGTGCCAGCCGCCGCCTGGTCTACGAGGCCAAGCCCGACCTGTTCTTCGTGGACAGCGAGCCCCACACCTCGGCCGGCACGGCCGCCCAGCGCATCCGCTTCGACCGCCAGCCCGCTGTCGGCACGCCCCAGGTGCGCGTGCAGGCGCGCAAGACCGTCACGCTCACGCATGGCGGCTTCACGGGCGCGGCCGACCCGCTGCCCGACAACGCCGTGCTGGCCGTGGACAGCGTGGTCCAGGCCGGCACCACCTACGTGCAGGGCACGGACTGGAAGCTGGTCGGCGGCCAGATCGACTGGAGCCCCTCGGGCGCCGAGCCCGTTCCCGGCAGCACCTACCAGGTCACCTACCAATACATGCTCAACGCCACGCCCACAGCTGTGGACTCCACGGGCTTCACCGTGGAAGGCGCGCTCAAGGACACCCTGGTGCTGGTCAGCTACCACTACGCGCTGCGCCGCTACGACCGCCTGGTGCTCAACAGCGAAGGCCAACTGCAATGGGTGCCCGGCGTGCCCGCCGCCTGGTCGCCCAAGGTGCCGGCAGCACCCAGCGGCACCCTGGCCCTGGCCTCGGTCTACCAAAGCTGGGACAGCAACCGCCGCGTGGACCAGGACGCCGTGCGCGTCGTGCCCATGCAGACCCTCAGGGCCTACCAGGACCACATCCAGACCATCTACGCCGACCTGGCCGAGCTGCGGCTGTCGGTGGACGTGTCGGGGCGGCACAGCGGGGTCAAGAAGGGGTTGTTTGCGGATCCGATGCTGGACAACGGCCTGCGCGATGCGGGGCGCAGCCAGAGCGCCCATATCCTGGGCGGACAGCTGCAGCTGCCCATGAACGCCAAGCTGCACCAGATCGGCACCGATATCACCTCGCCCCAGACCACGCCCTACCAGCCTGTGGTCGTGCTCGACCAGTTGGGCCGAACCGGCTCCATGCTGGTCAATCCCTATGGCGCCTTCGATGTGCTGCCCAGCGCAGCCACCCTGACGCCCGCCGTGGACTACTGGACCGATGTGCAGACCCAATGGGCCAACCCCATCATCCTGCGCCTGACGCCTAGCCAGGCGCGTCCTTCGGAAACCGAAAAGCTGCTGTCCGAATCCACCAAGGCACTGGAGAAGCTGCGCCAGATCGATGTGCAGTTCTGGCTGGATTTTCCGGTGGGCGAAACCCTCACCGAGCTGATCTTCGACGGCATTCCCGTCACGCCCCAGCCCCTGACCGGCGGCACGCTCGTGGCCACGGCACAGGGACTCAAAGGCACGTTCAAGATCCCGGCGGGCGTGCCCTCGGGCACCAAGAGCGTGCACTTCACGGGACGCGCCGGCAGCCATGCCGAGGCCGTCTTCACGGGCCAGGGCCAGTTGCTCGAGCGCAGCGTGGCCAAGATCACGGTCCAGCTCTACGACCCGCTGGCGCAGACCTTCACCCTGGGCACCACGCGCGAGATCTGCGGCACGCGCCTGTGGTTCGCCGCGGCGGGCGACAAGGATGTGCAGGTGCAACTGCGTGAAGTCACCAGCGGCGTGCCTTCGCGCAGCATCCTGGCCGAATGCGTGCTCAAGCCGGCCCAGATCAGCGCCGACATCGCCGCGACCAAACCCACGCAGGCGCAATGGGCGCCGGTGCTGCTGGAGTCGGGCGTGGAATACGCCATCGTCGTGCTGACCAACGACGCCACCACCGCCCTGGCCGTGGCCGAGCTGGGCGGCTGGGACGCGGCGCGCGCGCAGTGGGTCACCAGCCAGCCCTACAGCGTGGGCGTGCTGCTGTCCAGCAGCAATGCCAGCACCTGGACACCCCACCAGACACGCGACATGACCTTCGAACTGCTGGCGGCCGAACACACGGCCACCACGCGCACCATCGAGCTGGGCAGCATCGCCGTACAGGACGCCACCGACCTCATGGTCCAGGCCGGCGCCATGCTGCCCGCAGCCGACGCACAACTGGTCTTCGCCATGCAGCTGGAAGACGGCAGCACGCTGGAGGCCGCGCCCGGCCAGGCCGTGCAGCTGGCCAGCCGCTACAGCGGCAACGTGGCCGTGCGCGCCAAGCTCTCTGGCAACACCAACCACGCAGCCCACCTGCTGCCGGGCATGCAGCTGGTGGCCGGCAGCCTGCAGGCCACGGGCGACTACATCAGCCCCGCCATCAACGCCGGCACCAACGTCACGCTCAACGTCGTGGCCGAGGCTGTGCTGCCCGCCGGCAGCGCCCTGGCCGTGCAGATGCAGGCCGAAGGCAGCAGCGCCTGGACCAACGTGCCCTACCTGAGCACCAGCCCCCAGACCGCAGGCGTGCTGGAGCTGAGCTACCGCCTTACCGGCATCAGCGCCGAGCGCCTACGTGTCCGCCTGGTCCTCACGGGCAGCCACGGCGCCCGTCCCCAGGTCACCAACCTGCGAGCCATCGTGATATGACATTGCACGACGACAAGACAGCGCAGGGCTGGCCCCTGCCCCACCCCGACAACCGTCTGGAAGACGACGTGCTGCGCCTGCGCCAGGCCGTGCAGGACGTGGACCAGGCGCTGACCGCAGCGCGCCAGCTCATCGACACCAAGGCCAGCTCCCAGGGCGTGCAGGACGCCATGGACATCGTGGCCCGCCGCATAGAGCAGCTGGAGACCGCGACCCAGGCCCTGAGCACCGGCAAGGTGGCCAGCGTCAACGGCGTGGCCGGCGTCAACGTCAAGCTCAACCCCGAGCACATCGCGCTGGGCCCGGCCAACGGCGCCACCAGCGAAAGCTTCGGCTACGACGCCCAAGGCCGCATCAGCAGCATCACGCGCAGCGTCAACGGCTTCAGCGCCACCACCGCCGTCAGCTACGACGGCGCCCGCCGCGGCTCGCCGCAGCAGACCACC